ATTGCAATAAAGTATAATATTAGTTCAGCAGTGCGAGCAGAAAACTCACGAAATTTAGTAGGAGTTTAATGTCGACGGCTGTGTTCTTTATTATTATATTTAGCAATGAGGATTCTTAAGGAATCTAATTGCGTATTGCATGAATAAATGCTAATAACCAAATGAAATTTTCTTAATTAGATGGACCTTCGTTAGAAATTCTATTGATTTGTTACTTGAGAGGTAACATTTCGATGTAGAATTTCCGAAAAAGGATTAGCCCATCAAAGGGAGGGATATCACATGTCCCGATACGCCCTGGCTGACGAAGCCAATTGGATATCACATCTCGTATAAATGCAGAAATGCGGCAGTTTGGTTTTACTCGACCATACTGCTTTTCAACCGAGTAGCTATAAATACAAATTTTAGAAAACTTTTACGATTTTTAAGAAGAAATCGCGTTCATGTAGCTGGCGTTATCGCCGAGCTTGAAGATAATATTGTCACCTTCTTATTTGAAGATGATAATATTAATTATAATAGTGATCAATTAATCTATAGATATGATTTAATCCAGAATTTAACTTATAACTGGAATAGTAATATGGAATATCAAAGAGATTTAACTAGAGAATGTATCGAATCAAATCCTGGACCAGTTTCAGTAGATACACGAGATCTCTATTTTGCAAGTTATAATATGTTCAATGAATTAGAAGATTATAGTGATATTATTGAGCAAGAAACAATTGAATATATTTTTGACTTTTCTTACCCAACTTTCTCAGACGATGATGATTGTCTCGAATGGGAATGTTCTAGTGACGCATTTGATTATGAATATTTAGAAGAAATGCAAGCTAGTGAAACTTCGTCATCTGATTCATCAGATAGTAGTGAAGTTTCTTCGGATAGTTCTGTAGATACATCCTCAACTGTAAATAGCGGGAACACATGGTGTTCACATGAAGATTACAGTGATGAGGAAGATGAGAATCTACGAGAATGGTATCAAGCACAGGATGTTAAATTTTTTATATTATCTCAGAATTCTGAAATAATTGAAAGATGTAATGATTACATCTCCTTATATTTTGCAAGGAGATGGTATGAGCATAATGATACAGAAATTGATTTTATTTTATCGGAACTTCGAAGAAGTGAGACTATAATAGAATCTCTAGGTGGTTGGGTTAAAGACCTAACCGATGAAGGTATTGAACCTAATCCAGGACCTGATATGTCCGCTATTGTTTTAACAGCTGAAGCTTATTATGGTAAACAAATAGACTTTGTTGAGTCTCTTTTAATTTTTACCTATAATTGCCACTCAGCTAAGAATAAAAATGATATAGTTGTCGCTATATTAAATTATCTTAAACATACCACAACAAGCGGCTCTTTATTAACATCAGATCTAAGCGCTAACCTTATGGAGCGTGCACAACAAATTTATGATATGTGCTTACAGAGTGATGATGGTGACGATACCCCCTATATAGAGTGTCTTTCAGATATTTTACAGAAATATGACATGATTAAAGAAAGTACACTCTATAAAAAGATATACAAATTTTTTATGTATATCTTATCTTTATCAATTTTTGGTAAATTTGGTTTATCCCTCGATAATTGCAATTATACCGCATTAGAACAAGAGGCAATCCAAAGAAAATACCATTTAGGACCTGATTTTATACATTGTATGTTAGACACCATCGTATTTATATACACTAGAGGTGTGCAAAGTATTAAATTAGGTACAGTTGATCCATTTTTCCATGACGAGTGTTTGTATGGAATTTGGGTTAACAAATGTATGGAACTTAAGGCAAAATCGCTTTATTTATCGAATCCAGAAATATTAGGTTTTACGCTGTTTGATTATTTATCAGATCTTCGTGAAGCTATAGATACAGGAAAATGTATCTATAAGGCGATAAGACCCATGGATAAGAATTCGAGAAATTTCATAGCTAGGCACTTAAGCGAATGTGAAATGCTTTTACATAATGCTATGTCAAGAAAAGATGCACAAAAAAGTAGAGAAGCTCCCTTCTCTGTTTTAGTACATGGTGGTTCTAGCGTTGCTAAATCAACATTTACACGATTACTTTTCACGTATTTTGCTAAACTTCATAAATTACCTTTAGGCGATGAATTTATATATACACGTAATGCCGCTGATGAATTTTGGGTTGGCTTTAACACTACACAATGGTGTATTATTATGGATGATATAGCCTATTTGAACCCCAATAAATGTGGAGAAGTTGATAAAACCTTAAAAGAAATTATACAAATTATCAACAGTACAGCTTTTGTACCCACACAAGCAGCTTTAGAAGATAAAGGAAAAACACCTATGAGGTGTAAGTTGGTTATTGCTACCACTAACACCATTCATTTAAATGTTAACACTTATTTTTCCTGTCCTTTAGCTGTCCAAAGAAGATTACCTTATGTAGTCAGTATTAAACCTAAATCAGAATATACTATTGATGGTTGTATGATTGATGGTGCAAAATTACCCGCTATTGATGATAGTGAATTTCCAGATTATTGGACATTCCAAGTTTTCAAAGTTGTGCCTCATGAGTTGAATGAAGAAGGTGGTATACAATATGCTAAACACAAATTAATCAAAGAAACCTCTGATGTGAATGAATTACTTGTTTGGTTCGGCCAAACTAGTAAACGTTTTTTCGAAATTCAGAAAAAAGAGATGAATTGTAAATCATTAATGCTTGACGTTGAGGTTTGTGCAGAATGTTGTTATACTAAATCACGCTGTGTTTGCGAGAAGTTGCAAGCTGGTGAAGTTGGATCTTATCAACATGTTTGCCAAACATTTATAACCGAC